TTCTTTTCTATTTTATCAAGTTGAGATTCTACTCCTGCATCTTTAAGCATTACTGAACCGAAAATTTCAAATAATTGAATGGTAACCATCTCCTTAATTTAAAATAAAAAAAAGCACCCCATGAAGGATGCTAAATTGCCTATTTTAAAATACGTTTTTTATGTTTTTGGTCGAGTTTCTTTATAGCCTCGGCCTTTGCTAATATTTCTTTAACATCGAGTTTCTTATCATTATCTTTTTTAAATGATTTACTTTTATAATTTTCAAATGATATAAATGTTTCTTTATCCATTCTCCCATAATCAATAAGCCATTGTTTAAATAACTTATCCTCCATTTCTTTTTCAATAGCACTTATAATTAATTTTGTTATTACATTTATTTTAATTTTTGTTTCAAATGGATTTATTCCATATTGGCTATGTAGCAAAAATAAAACTTTACTATATTTAGCTAAATAGCCGACTTGAAAAGCTCAGCTGTATCTTTGTCTGTAAAAATTTCTCTCATTGTTTTTATTGTCTTTGTAAAATCTTGAGCTTTAACAGCTTCGATAGTCATATCTTCAGCAATTGAAACAATTTCAAATACTTCCTCTTTTATTTCTGCTGAACGTTTTAGAATATATTTAAATAAATCTACTCCAAGAACTGTTGCACTAATATCTTTTTTACCTTTACTTTCTGCTTTTAATTTCTTTCTATATCCATCTATATCCAATTTATCATACATAACTACCACTGTTGGGAGCATGTCAAATGCTTTTTCTGTTGAGAATATCATTAATAAAACCTCCGTAATATTTTTATTTTATTATAAAAAGATAGCACCCTAAATTAGAGTGCTAACAATTAGTTATTTGTAACTGATAATCCTGAGAATGTATCCAATGGAACTAGACTTAATGAAGTTGTTTGAACTCCTACTGCTGGTTGAGTATAAGCAATTGTTACTGATTGTCCTGCAATTGGTGCAGTTGTCAACGTTAATAGAATTGTATTAAGATTATTAACTCCTCTTACTGCTGAAGTAATAACATCTGCTGCACTATTAACTATTGCACTAAATCCATCTTTAAATACTGTAGGTGCAACTGTATCACTAAATGTTAATAATATTTTACTATTATCAACTACTGGAGTTCCTTCTATATCAAAAGGTATTGTTGTTACATCCATCTTTGGATAATGTATTTCAAATGGGCTATCTTTTGGGTTTAGAGGATCTGAAAATGCTTCAAAAGTTACAGGAATTGAGTTGTCTTTAGCATCATCCACTTTGATTTTTATTCCCCCAGTTGATAAGGCATTTTTCAATATTATTACAACTGGCTTATCTGAGCCTGAGATTGTAGAGACTAAACTAATATTATCATAGTATGTTATTCCGCCTAAACCTGAACCTGGCATAGGAAGTGTGACGATATCGTAGTCTGGATCGCTTAAAGTATCCACCACCGAACCCATAAGTGATGCTGATAATGTTTCAGTTGTCATTTCTAATAAATCTACTTTTAAACTTACTGCTATATCGGTTATAATCGTACAACCTTTTACATTTGAATTTGTAATTCCACTAACTTTTACTTGATATGTTTTAACTGTACAATCAAATTCATTACCTGGTGCTACTGCTCCAAATAATTTTTCATCTATTAAACCATAGTTACTATATATAGCTCCACTGTTTAATAATAAATGTTTTGGTGTATCGGCTGTATAACCAACCGTATTTTGACTATTTATAGACATAATATTTACCTCACTTAATTTTATTTTTATTTGTAATAGACTTTGACAATATATCTCAATTGCCGTCTTTGAATATTTACTTCTGGATCTGGTAATTCCAATTTATAAGGTGTATTTCTATTAATGGAACATTGAAATGTATCAGTATTCACATTATAAAAATTCAATTCCTTATGTATTGCATCTGAAATAGTTTCAATTTCTGTTATATCAGTATCCTTATTATCCCAAATATCTATTTCCAGCAAATTGTTATCAATAAAAGTATTGTTAGGAATAATAGTAGGGAATTTGATTTCTGCATAAGGATAAATCTTTACTGTTTGTCCCTCTTGAAAAGTAGGATAGTGATTTATCCAACATGGAACAATAGGCTCAATTATGCTTGCAAGTAATGTATATACATCCAACATTTACTACTTACCTCCCATATGAGCTTTAATTTTTTCATTAGCTATTGATTGAAGTTTAGGTATATTGTCCATTGCTGCTGGCTCCAAATAAGGTTGTGCAGTATGATGAGAATCACCTTTTTCAACTGCTAATCCATAGGGAATACCTACAACACCAACATTAACTCCTTCATTATCGCCAATAATTTCACTAGTTTCTGATCTTTTTAATGCTCCTGTTAATACTGGAGTTCTTAATTGTGCTTCAGTAACTATAAGAGTTCCCCATTCTGTACATATTTCTTTTTTAGCTTCTTCAAGAGCTTTTAATATTTCAGCTTTATAGCTTTTAAATTCCAAGTGCAAACACCTCCATAAAGTTCTCCCAAGGAATTATCTTTTTAACTTCATAGGATTCGGTTGTGTTTTGCTTATTTTGATATTGAATTATTGTTCCGATTTTTATATCAGAATCAAAGCAATCAATAAATATCCTTTTATTTACATCAATATTAAACCCATAGGTTTTTAATAATAATTCAGTTGATACTGGCTGTATATCACAATTAATATTATTAATTAATGTTAATTCACCTTGAATATATATACCATTAACCTTTTTCCCTGGTTCTCTAGTATAAATATTTACATTAAAATTTTTAAGCATGATAACATCTTCTCGTAATTAACATTGTTGCAAAAGGTGCAGGCAATAAAGCTTTTGTTGAATCTGGTAAATCATTTCCATAAGATCCAGAATGACTACCTTGACTGAATTGTTTTAGTCCTTCATTACCTTTCTTATTCAATGCAATAATACAGTAGTCTAAAACTGCATCTTGATAAACTGTAGCTACATCAATCGGTTGTATGGTAGTAACTACACCTGTCCAATAATCAGTAGTAGTAGTTTCTGTAGTATCTATATTCAAATAATTTGTTATCAAAGTCACTGCTGTTCTAATATAAATATTAAATATTCCATCTTGACTTATATCAATTGGATCTATAGCTTTCATTACTTTAATATCATCTAAAACTGCCAATTCATAAAACCTCCCTTAAATAAAAATAAAGGGAAGGAAATTACTCCTTGCCCTTTTTAGTATTTTTTTTATTTTCTTTCACTTCTTCAATCTTCGGCTCAACTTTCTTAATTTCTTTTTTAATTAATTCAACAAAGCCATGTGCAATTAATTTTGCTTTAGCTTTTTCATCTTTAGCAATTTTCTGCACATTAATTTTTTGTAGTATATACATAATTAAACTAATGCTTCTTTAAAGTTAACGAATACTCCTGCAAGTACATTATCTTTTAAGAATAAATCATGATAAATTCTGAATTGAATTTTGAAAGCATCATGAGTCTGAACAACTTCTGGAAGAAATATTCTTACTGGTGTAGTTTTTGCAACTGCAATTGGTGCTGATACTGGCATAATAATCCAGTTAGTATTTAATGCTCCACCTGTAACTGTTCCTGCTCCAAACACATATGAAGATAACATTCTATCGCTTGGTACTTCTATAATAGGAGTAGAATCTATATATTTGACCTGAGAAACTAAATCACCATTCCCTTGGAAAGTGCCTACCGCTAATTGTCTCTGCACTTCTGTTGATAATTCAAGTATGTTTAAAGTTTTAGTAGACATGATTATAACAAGTGGCACATCAGTTCCTATAGAATCCTGAAGATTATTCAAATCTGTTTTAAGAGTAGTAAGTATTGTACCTACTGCTGGAGTATATGAACCAGAACATCTTGAAGCTGTTTTAGCTACTGTTGCTATTTTAGACAAACGATATTTATCAATTTCTGGAATAACCTGCTTTGATAAAAACGTACTCATTACATTTCCTGCTGTAGCAACAAAATTACTTTCTGTGACTACGTGGCTGTCTAGTAAAAATGATCCTTGACGGTCTTGTTCAAGTTGGAAATTTTCATAAGTTACTGCTATTCCTTTATCTGTAAAACCTGCATCTACATCATAATCGGAAAGTCCTGCAACTGACATTTTAGGAACTTGGACAGTCTTGTTATTAGTAAATATTAACTGGTCTGCGTTCTGTTCCATAAAACTTGTTCTTGCTCCTGCTACTAACTGTTCATCTAATCCCTGTTGAAACATTGTGCTTAATGCTATTGTATTTAAAGCCATTTTAAAAAACCTCTTTTTATAAAGTACTTTTTAACGTGAAGCCTAAAACACGTATTCATTTTTATTTAATATTATTTTTTAGGTGGTAATTTCATTGCTTTTCTTACTTCATCTTCTAAGGCATTTGAACCTACATTCCCTTCATTTTTTGGAGGTGCGTAATTATTACCTTTAATTAATCCAGTCTTAATTGTTTCATCATGAGTAGCAAATATTTGTTGAAGTGTTGCAATATTTGTTGCTGTTGACTGTTCATCTGATCCAATCATAAATTCGGCTAATTCTGTAGGAAGTTTTAAAGTATTGAATTGTTTCAAAGTAGAGTTGGTTAATTTTTCTCTAGCAGTAGAACTTTTCATATCTTCAAATTGCTTCTGTAGAGTAGCAAGGGCTAAATCACGTGGATCACTTTTAGGATTTTCTTTAGCAAATCTTTCTGAATAAATTTTATCAAGATTATTAGTCTTGAAACTTTCAATGCCTTTTGTAGCATAAGAATCCATTTTAGGTTGTATAAATCTTTTACCGTCTTCCGTATCTAAAAAAGTATTAACTCTATCACTTGTCAAAGGATTTAAACCTGCAATATAGCCTTTTACCTCTTCACTGTCTTTGTTAGTGGTCATATATTCTTTTACTTCTTCAAAATCCATAATAATATTTCTCCTCTTGTCCTTCATGTAAATTAATCCATAAAGTACGATTTATTTTGTATGCATTCTTTAAGGTCTAAGCGTGTAAAGACCAATTTTATTATTTTTTGCATAAGAAAAGCACCCTATAAAATAGAGTGCTACTTACCTTTAAATAGTTTTATTTAATTTTGCTTCTTTCTTTTGTTGCCTTGCTAATACTCGAGCTGCGGAAGCATCTTTGTTCTTCTGTCTAGCTGCTGCAAGTGCTATTTTTGCTCTTTCACCACTTTCAGTCCATTTAATATTTGATTGTTTCATTCTTTCCTCAAATCGTTCCTGTTTAGCTTCCTTTGAGGTAACATTTATCGTTTCACCACTAGTAGTAACTATATCTTCCCTTGAAGCTTCTAAATGATTACCTCCACAAATCGGACAAACTTTCTTTTTACCAAATATAAAATATAAGATATAAACAATACCACCTATGAGCCATAAACAATTAACTATAAACCATCCAAAACTAAACTTTTTACTAGGTTGAACATTCCTTTGACAATCACAACAATATTTCATAATATTATTTCCACCTTTCCATAATTTACTATTTTATCATCATTATATCTCCATTTAAATCCACCAGCTGTATTACGTCTGTTTTGACAACATAGCCCTATATTCCCATGATTTATTTTTAATATCTTAGCAACCACCGATATACTATCCCATTGTTTTATGATATTTTCATTTAAATCTAACTGGAGAATTGGCCTCTTCTTTTTATTTATATTTACTTTTATTATTCCATTATCATAATCCTTTTTAAATTGCCATAAACATTTTTTGCAAAATGAATCATTTTTAATACTATAAGCAATACTTTGTTCTGATACTAATATATATCTACTTGCATCAGCAATACTTTTAAATCCTTTAATAAAACTACCATCTTTATTTAATTGAACTACTGCTAACTTTAATGGGACATATTTTGTCTTTTTTATCCCTTTATTCCAGTCTTCTTTATACAACCACATAAAATTACCAGTCATTCTTCTTTTATTTTTTAAACATTTAACTATATTAGTGTCATATAAGTTAAGTTCTCTACTTGCATCCATTATACAATTCCAATCCTTAATAAAATTACCTTTTAAGTCTAGTTGTACAATTGCTTTTTCTTGTGGAATATAAACTTCTCTCCTTTTTCCATTATCCCAATCAGATTTATACATAAACATAAAGTCAGAAGCCTTACCATTATTATCTTTACAACAATGAGTTATGGCACTAGGAGATATTTTTAACTCTTTACTCGCACTTATCGCACTTTCAAATGTCTTCATATAATTTCCTTTTAAATCTAACAGAATTACAGATTTTAAAGTACCATCTATATATTCAGTAATTTGTGTTTCATCATATTCATCTAAAAATTTCCACATAAAATTATAAGCTTTTTTAATTTTATCTAAGCAACAAAGCGAAATCCCTTTATAACTAAATCCTAATTCCCTTTCAATATCTCTGGCACTTGACCATTCTTTTATATAATTTCCCTTTAAATCTAATTGAACTATTGATTTTTTGCAATACTCATAATTTACGTCATACATTTTTTTAATTCCATTGTCATAATCTTGCTTAAATTGCCAAAGAAAACCACCTGCACTATTTCCGTCATTTCTACAAACATCGGATATACCATATATATCTAAATCCCTTTCAGCAATGTTTATAGTCTCCCATTCTTTAATAAAATGACTTTGTAAATCTAATTGAATTATTGTTTTTCCTAAATGCTCACCATTATATCCACCTTTTGTATTGTTATAACCATTAGTATAACTATCATATACACTAATCCAACATTGTTCTTTTATATTAAGTTCATCCATGCTAAATGCAATATCTATAATTTCATTGATTTCAAAAGCATCAAATCCATATTTTTGAATTGAATGTAATAAATGATTATTACGTCCTCTTTCATATTCTAAATTATGTCTATATACTCTTTCAATTCCTTTACCCTTTTGAGCATATCTCCCTTTAAATCCTTTCTTAGCTATGGTTTGACCTATATAGATTTTGCCGTTAATTTTATTAGTTATTTTATATATAATTCCATAAACTTCTAGATTCCCTATTTTCGTAATATCATCCCCCTAATAATATAGTATCATAAAGTTATGTTACTTGTCGACATGTTATGCTACATGCTATAATATTCATTGAGGTGATAATGTGTTAAAGAATAAAGAAAGAATTGGAACAAGTTTACCAATAAATTTAGTAAAACAATTAAAGGATTATTCAGAAAAATCTATGATACCTATGAGCAAAATTATAGAAGTTGCACTTATATCATATTTAAAAGATAAATAAATTATTCTTCTGTATCATCTATTCCTTTGTTATTTTTCCACTGACTATAAGTTACATAAGGAATTATTTCCTTTGTGATATTATCTTTACGTACACTTGGAGTCCATCCATCGATGCAATTTATCCAACTACAGCGACAATTTACGTGCAGAGGAATTTCTGGTGCGCTATCATCATCAATATCAAATATTTTGCCGTCATTTTCGGCATCTTCAGGTTCCGTTTTATTATCTAAAGTTGCACTCCACATATGTTGCTTAACACCTGTATTTATAGCAATGTCTATTGATGCCTGAGATTGAACCCTTGCGTTTTCAGTCCTCAATAATCTTTGACTTTCATAAGCCGTTACATTAAATGTCTGTTGAAATTCTTTTGCAACTTTATCTAAATGAGTTTCACCTTTCATAACCTCAGTTAAAGAAGATTTTAGCTTATCAATCATATCAGCCTTATTTGACCACACACGACTTGAAAACATTTCACCCTTATATTCTTGATTAACTGCTGCATCAATAAATTCTGGCTTTAAAATATTAAACTTTAAATCTACCTTTAGTCCAGAATCCATTGTATATAAATTTTTATAATAAGTATCAGAATAAGATTTACTTAATATATCGGTTACTTTTGAAACTTCAGTAGTTGCTAAATCTTTACCAATTGATTTAAATTTATTATTAAATTGAGATGTTACATTTGCTTTCTGAGAGGTATTCATTTGTAGTAATCCATCAATAGCATACTTAATAAATAATGCTCCAAGCATGACGTGAAGGGTATCTAAAGATTTTTTTTGTTCTTTATATACTGGCTTCATTTCTTCATCT